GCTATTTCAAGTATGTTCGGTAAATTATCCTTTATCATTTATTCACCTTGACTTCCTTAATTCTAGGGCGTTCGCCTTCAATTCGACTGTCTAAGATTTGATTTATTCGATGAATAATAAACTCTCGTTCGTTTAATCCTCTGAGTGCGTCGTCTTTCATTTCTAGAAGGTCGATGGTACTCATCTCATCTAGTGATTGATAGTCGTCCTCATAATAAGGCTTTACTTCTTTTTCCATTGATTCTTCTCCTCTTTAATTTCTTTAGTCCATCGCTTGTCTCCATCTATAATTCGCCTCATCCATTCTTCGTCTTGCTTGGCTATGTTGTATTCTGAGATAGCTACGAGAATAAGAATTAGTGCTATGAATAATATCCAAATTAGTGTGAACATTCTTTTTCCTCAATATCTGCAATAAGTTTCTCTAGTTCGTCATCTGGCACAATACCCTTAAAGATATTCTTTATAAGTTCATTTGATTTTTCATTGATAATTTTTCCTGATAAATCGCCTAAAGCTTCTAGTGCAGCAAGAGTAGCCCCTGTATCACCGGGGTCTATACTGACGAAAGTGTCGGCTTTGTAATGACCGTTTTCACTAAATATCTTGATATTTAGTTCTGCTACTGGTTTTTTCATATATCACTTCTCCTTGTAATGGATGCATTAAATTGTTTTTGGGAAGAAAAGCCTGGCTGTTACTAGATTTTTGATTAAGTAGGAGACTTTATGGAGTCTAGTCATTTAACCGCACACTTTACAAATTTCTACGCCAATGGTTCAAACGTAGATCTGGGCACCAGACTTTTTAATAATTGTCAGATAGTGCGCTAATCCACTCTTTGACTACTTTCATATCAGACTCTAAGTCATTTATCCACTGATCGGCAGAAGGTATATCTTCTCTGTTGATTATGAGTGAGTCTACAGTATTACTCATGGCTTTATATAGCCTCCATAGTGCAAGTACTGCTTTCTTTCTTTGAGTTATCATCCAGACGCTCCTTTTCGCTTATAACGCTTACTACTCTTCTGATATACGACTTCATATGTATATTCAGGGTGGGCTGGTAACCACACCTTTTCTAGGATCTTACGACGCCATTTATAGTCATCAGTTTCTACACCTTTTGCTTCGCGTAAAGTGAATGATCCGTCTAGATTATGTATTCTAAAGTCTACTTTGTGACGATATGGGAATGCTGGATTGCCGTTTTCGTCATAGACCCAACCTTCTATCCTGTATTGAGTGTCATAGTCTTTTATCTGGCCGAGGTTCTTTTCAACTTCTAGCTCGGCGGCTACTTGTGCTTCAAACTTTGAATCGTATATCTTACCATTCATCTCAGTGCGCTTAGCACCATATTTGTTAGTCTTACCAAGTCTACCTATCTCGGTACCACAATTACGACAAGTGAGTCTTCCTCTGGATATCATGAGGTGCTTAGATTTACACTCTGGACAAGTAGCTACAGCCTTAATGCTTTCTAAGTCAAACTTCTTGTGAGTTGCTCTTATATACATTACTGCTTGCCCTTTTGTTTACGACGCATACGATTGCGCCAATTGCGAAGACGCTTTATTAAGTAGTCTTCACTCTCTAACTTTTCATACTCTAGTTTCACTCCAGCTAGTAAACTTTTTTTATCAGCCATTATAGATTCTCCTTATACGCCCCTGTGCGATATGTAGTCCATGCTTTATAGCCTTGAGACTGCCAAACTCGATAAGCAACTCTTACAACCGTTGCAGTATCGTTTCTATCATCGTGAGGTTGAAAATGCAGACAACCAACTTGTAATACGCCATAGCTACCAACACATACTCCGTGATTTTCAGAGTTGGTAAGATTATGATTAAGCGGATTACAGCTTCTATTCTCAGCCTTAGCGATAGCTAGCATTAGACTAACATCCCATCCTGAATATTTTGACAGCTCCCGTCGAACCAATTCGCAGCCCGATACCGCAACTGGTTTTGGTTGCGGCACGGTTGGTTCGACTTTCGGATCTGTCTTTGCAGCGCTTTTATCTATCTCGGAAATAGCTGCGGACTTCCGAGTTATTTTTTTAACTGTAATGTTGCTTGACGGACCTTATTATCCACTTCCTCTGTCTTATTGATCTGATATTGAATACCCGAGTAAAATGCTATAGCGGCAGTAATCATGATAATTAATAAGATTGATTTAGCTTTTTCAAGCAATTGCTTCCAGTTGATATTATTCTTTTTTGATTCGTTGATATTTTTTGTATTATTTTTCATTTTATTTCTCCTTTATTGTTCGCTTAGCGACTGAGTTAGTGGGTGGCGGCTTTTCTTAAATTTATAGATACTCACGAGACGCACCCACCGACACAGCCGCTAATAGTTTATTGATGCCCTAATTGTTAAAGATCACTTTCTGACATATTTGCTTTGATTGTTCTAGCTAATCTCCGTCACTCCTATAATTCTCGCTATTGAGTCGGATTGAGCTATATCTTTCAATGCAGTCAGTGTAGTTGTTCTGTCTACAAGAGGTCATCAATTTCAGATTGCCAACCTCTTCAAACAGAAAAACCCGCTGGCTCTCTACTTCCAGCGGGTTTTGCTATACAACAAAAATCGTCCTGACAAACATCAGAACGACTTATAAGAATTTAATTTTCCAATCGTAGGAACTTGGTGAGGTGCGCCTCCCCATAACTACGACTGTCCACCACAACAATTATATGTAGTAGCAATCAAATTCTCTGCCATTTTCAATGTTTGGTAGAGAGCCTTTGAAATTATTGGTGTAAAGTTGCTTGGAAAGTGTATGTCTTTCTCAACTGTCACCAGTATAGCAAAAATGACTAACTATGTCAATAGCCTTGAGCGTGATCCATTGCTTTATAGAACTGACTCTCTGCCAGATCATCTTTAATTTGTAGGTATATCTGGACCGTAGATAGATCGCGATGGCCAAGTAATTTTTGTATTGTCATAAGATCGCAACCAGCTATTAGAAGACGCACTGCAAAACTATGTCTTAATTGATGAGGTGTTATATGAATATCTGCATATTTCTTAAATGCTCGTTGGATCCATACTCTAGCTGTTTTATCGTTTGTATTGAATAGAGGACCAGATAATCGGTTGTAGTCTGTCGCGAATTCATCTATCTTGTCTTTTAATCGTTTAGTTAGGAATACAGTACGATCCTTAGAGCCTTTACCCTTTACATATAAGTTCAATCCGTCTATATCTCTATAGCTAACATTGGCAATCTCTGAAATACGCAATCCAGTATCATATGCAAAATCTATTAGCATGTTTATATGCCGCTCTTTCGCGTTATTTGACGTCCTGTTGAGTACTAGTTGTATAACATGATGTTGTATATATCTTGGTCGTGGTTTAGCGTTCTTACGTGACTTAATAAGCTCAGAATTAATACAGTCTAGATTCATGTGTTCATTGCACCATTTGAAGAATGCTTTTATTACCCGTTTTGTTGAGTTTGTAGTTGAAGCTGCGTGAGTTTTTCTGTATTCATAAAAATAAAAATCGAGCCATCTAAGCGACAGCTCGGTTATATTAGTTTTATGTAATTCGTCACAGAAATTAACAAATTGTTTAAGACGTACTACTCTAGTAGCTACTGTAGCTGGTGACATATCTTCGACTATTGCTGAATAATGGATAAATTGAAATGCTAGCTCTCTAATATTCTCTGTCTGATATTCTACGTCTAGTACTTCGTCTATCTTCTGTAATTCACTGATTACAGTAGCTCTTGATGTTGTGATTGATAGAATTGGTGCGGTCATTCTTCTCTCCTTAGAGTGACTTAGGTTTAATTTGTAACCTTTACGCCCCAATTGTTCTATTTTACAGATTTTTTAAGTCAATGTAATGCTTCTCATGACATTTATGGCAGCCTTTAACTATGAAATATGGCGCTGTTGGACCGCTATATTGACGTATTTGACCCTTCATAACAGTAGCAAAATGATCAATCTTGATAATCTGCTTATATGTCTTCCATTCATGATCACAGCCATTTTTATTCTTACGTAATAGTCTAAGTTGTTCTCGATCTGCTTTAGCCTTATTAATTCGTTCAATAAGTTTACGTCTGGCTGCTTTAGCGTCAAATGTCATACGCCTGCCTTTTTGCATAAATACGTAAATAATCGTCCTGGAGTTTGTTTTGCTTCTAGCGCAGTTTCCGCTAATTGCCAAACTGTAGCTTCTGGTAATTTCCAAAACACTTTACAGTAAAATGCGAAGTATTGTTCATTCCCAAACATCTGGCACAATCTAGTCGCCATATTCTCTATTTGCTTGGATTTAGCATACTTATCACGACTAATATTAGTATTAGAATTAGAATTATAGTTTCTATGAAACTTTTTTGCATTAGCATTAGAATTAATATTAGTGGTTTTCACCTCTGTTAACCCTCCAAATTTTGAGCCAACAGCTAACTAGCACCATTACTAGCTCTGGCGTTTTACATTTCCGAGGAGTTTTCCACAAGTCCGTAGTGCTAAGGGCTTGACAGAAAAATCCTATTTTTTAGTATTTCAGGGCAAAATAAAGCGGCCCCAATCGAAAGAAAACCTTTTTTCAATCGATAGAGGCCGGCAATCTGAAATTGATACTTCTATCCTAGCAAATATTTTACATATAGTCAACTGTTCGGGATTTCCGAATAGTTCAGTTGTTCGGGATTTCCGAATTACTCAATAAAAAAACTACCCTCGATCAAAAGTAGTAGTTTTTTATAGGATTACAGAGCTATCTGAATTATTCAACAGCTTCTTTCATCTGTCGTACTAAGTCTAGAATAATAGTCTTAGCTGCGGATAATCCAGCCGCGATTGCAGATAGTGCGGTAGCCATCGTTAAGGCGTACAATTCGTGCCAGCTCGCTGCGAATAGTAGATTTACTAAGTTTACGCCCGCAAGTAGAAATGTCGCGATAAACGTCTGTAGAAACGTCCATCCAGCACGGATAGCTACGTCTTTATAGTTGATATTCTTTAATGCTTCTAGTGATTTCATATCTCCTCCTTATTTCTTGAACTTAAAAATACTCATCAGAAAATCGATAATCTTCTCTAATAGGCTTTTATTCTTAGCGATGTCTTGACTTAATTTAGCGATAGACCTCATAACATCTTCGTTGGTAGGTTGTGGTGCTAGCGGTTGCTCCTGTGGCTTTTCTTTAGGCTGAGGTACTTGTTGTAGCTCTGGCGTCTTTGGGGCTGGTTGTGGCTGAGGGCGTGGTTGTGGTCGTGGTGTGCCTGCATCTCCGTTCGCTAGTCCGCGTACTCGTTCTGCTAATACCCAGATTCCGTCATTAGCCATTTTCAGTTGTAGATAGCGTTTGTTGTTTTCGGTAGTTTCGTCTAATATCTCTGTACTACCGACGATTCGGAAGTAATCGCCTGTATTTATCTCACCGTCCAGCAAGTATCCGTCTTTATCCGTCCTTACAGCTACAGAAACAGGTACGCCGTTGTCTTCCCAATCGAACTCATCAATTAGTCGGTTACATCTAATTTGTCTAAGGTCGAATACAGTTGCTACTTCATCTGCATAGTACACTTCTGGAAGTGCTACACGCTTAGCTTCTTGGGGTTTGCCAACATACCTGTAAAATGCGTATGGTGGACATCCTGACGCACTCCAGAGCCAGTCGTGATTATCTATTACAATACCTGCCTGATAGCGACAGTTAATTACGTTATCTGCGTCCACAAACATTCCTGTATGACCCAGTGCACCGCCCGAATTGCCTCGAATACCCCAAATAAAGATATCGCC